AAATGTTCCTCCGCTCGATGACGCTAAGTAGTCGCCGTTCCGAGACCATGCGCAGGACGCATTTCCTATGCCATTTACTGGATCTGTTAGCTTTGTGAACGTGTCGCCGGACCTTTGATAAACATTCAATCCACCGACTCCGCTCACGGCCATCAGCGAGCCATCCGGACTAAATCGCGCACCACCAGAAGCTGGCCCACCGGGTAGGGCGGATGGATTTGGCAGTTTCGTGAATGTGTCCCCGTTGCGCTTGTATATAAATATCCTAGGAGATGCGTTGCAGGCGGCCACCAAGTAATCGGCATTCGGGCTAAAATCTACCCCGTAAATCAGTGAGCTTGGCTCAACGTCAGGCAGGCCAAGCGGTGTAAATGCCCCGCCATCAAACTTCCACACCCTAAGTTCACCAGCTGATTGACCTGTCGCAAAATAGGCAGGCGGCGGCATTGTGAGATCGCCTTCAGCGAATGGCTCAGCGTAGGCGTCAGCTTCCAGCTTTGTTGGAGGGTATGTTAGTCCGCCGATCACCTGCAACGTGCCACCTGTGGCGCAGTACAAGCCAATTTGCTGACCAGCGCCTGCGATACCATTGACTGGCGGATTCATTGCTACTCGCAGTCGAGACAGGTGGCTCCGGGTGTTTTTCGTGGCGTTAATCAGCGACAGCACGTCCGCGAGGAAGTTTGACGATACATCTGCATCTTCAGTGTCAATGTCGACGGCGAACGTGTACGGGACTCCGTTTTCCTCGAACCACTCAGTGACTTGGGTATTGTACTGGATTGACTTCAGCGCCTCGACCACTGCGGCCTTGGTTCCCGAGATCCGCCGCCAATAAACCGCTCGCTTCACCGCTCCGCGCTTCTGGACGACCGAGAAGTCGTCGCTATAAAATGGCACGTTAAAATGCCACGCGAGCTGATCCAGTGTTGGACCATCTAGCTCATCAATGCGAGCGATGAGCGTGACCACTTCAATTTGCGCAGATACGGCTTGCAGCTCTGCGTCGATAGCCGCAATCGCAGATACAACCTGCGGGTCGCTGGCGATACTCGATGGTATCAAATCTGAAAGCTGCAGCGTTTGAATGTTACGCATTCTCTAACCCTTGATAATTCACAGTAATAATCACGTCTTGTGCAACTTCGGACGGCATGACTGGTGTGAATAATGGTTCTACAATTTTCACTCGCTTCGCACCAGCATCGATCATTCGCTTTGTTAGCTCATCTGGCACAATGTCTTGACCGATTCGTGACTTCTGCCATGCGGCATAAGATTGCACCGCAGCTTGCACTGCGGACTGGACTGCAGCTGTATTGACCGTCACTTGGTTGTTGATCCAGTATTGCACGTCGATATTGTAATTCACAGCATTCGGCGCTAAAACTTCGACCTTGTCTGTCAATGGCCGGATCTTGTCATCGTTCAGTACCGCGTCGACGGCTTGCAGGATGTCATTGGTTGGAAGTACACCGCCTCGCATCAACGGGTACACTTTAACCTCTCCCGGCACAGGACTGTCCACGCCTACACTGTCAATCTCTTGGCTCGCTGAACGCGCCCAAAACTCATACGCCGCCGTTGGGCCTGCCACGCTGAACTGGCCCGGCGCAAGACGGATCCGCTCGCGGTAGTTGTCGTCGTCCTCGATGGCTGAGCCGCCGCTCGATGTGGTGATGTTCGCGACCGACTGAACTAGTGGCCTTGGCTGCACCTGTGTCTTGATCTGGCCCGGCAGGAGTCCGTTTGCCGCAGTGCCTGCAATTAGTGCTTTTGCAGTGACGTCGCCGTACAAAGATCCCGGCGCGATGCTTAATTCTGTTGTGGTCGCGAATATGATCTTGCCGTCAGTAACTTGCTCACCGACTGGCACCGTGAACACCGACAACTGCGGAGCCGCTATTGTATAGCGCAGTGTGACAATGGCTTGGGATGCTGGCAGTCGTTCCGTATCGTCACCGTACATATACCCGATCTGGTCTAGATAATTTCCGCTGCTATAAAACAGCAGGTTTTGCTTGGCGCTGAAATCGATCAGCACTCGCTGCTGAATGATGACTGCTGCAATGGTTTCAAGGAATAGCCGAACCGGATCGCCGGGATAAATCTTCCGGCCAGAGGTAGCCTCGTACAGTGTGATGATTGAGGCTTCGATTTCGCCGGGTGCTTTCCCGGTAAAGTCGACCGATGGTGGATTAGCCATTGATGCGGATCCTTACTGTTGATTTGAGAAGTCCGTCTATTGTGGCGGACGGGTCATTGAATGAGATCGATACAATAACAGCTCTAGGCTCGTACTGCCTGATTGCGTTTACAATATCTTGGCGCATCATCGCTTGAGCAATCTGGATCGGCCTGTCGATGATTGAACCGTCTATACCGAAGGTTCGATCTAATGGGACAGAACCTTTCAGTGTGCTGATTATCGTGCGGACATTCTGCGTCACTTCTTCGATTATCGATCTCGGAGCAAAGTTGATTTCTCCGGTCGCGGCTGTTACGTCGAATTCATTCACTCTGCATATTCCTTAAGTTGAAGGCTGACGCTCGCCACGATGATTTGGCCGCGTCCGTCGATGCGCCGCCAGTCTTCGCTTAGCTTCTCAACCACGAACAGGCCGAGCATGTTGTCGCCAACGACGAGCGCTTGCGGCTCTCCGGCCTCAATGATCCCACCGAGCTTGATCAGCTCTGATGCGGGATCAATGCCGTGGCTGAGATCGAACCGCATATTGAACGAGATCGTGTCCAGATCCGGCGCGATTGCCTCGAGGCGCGGCTTGCCAATCAGCACGTTGTGCTGCGCGAACCTGTACGACTTGCTGCGCTCCAAATTGCTGAACGTGCGGACAGCGCTTGTGGAGCTGGTAAATACTACGGGTCCAAATGTTCCGATCATATTGGTGCGCCTGTTGGTGACTGCGGTCCGGGTGCAGCTGTTGGTGATCCGGTATGCGTATGCGTCTTGCTGATATTGACGCCGTCGTGCGTAACGGTCCCGCCTTCAATGGCTAGGCCATTCTTGATGGTGGCGTGTCCGGTGATCTCTGTTTCTGGCGAGTCGATGGTTGCTTTCGTATCGGCTTTGACGGTCGCCTCTTTGCACTCGACTGTGACCAGACCTGCACCTGCCACAGTTATCTGCAGGTGGTTCGCTTCCCGATCATAGTATACCTTGGTCCCATCACTGAACTCGGTACCGCGCACGTTTGGGTTGGTGTTCGATGGTGGCGAGACTTCGGAGTTAATCGCTCCCAATACAAAGCCTTGCTCCACTCCATTTGGAAGAAACAGGCATGTCACATGCTCGCCGATGTCCGGCATGTAGCTGTCCTTGTTCTTAAGCGTTTGGCGGACCAGCAGTGGCAGCTCGTAGCTCACCAGATTGCTGCGCTCGCCAAATGAAACGCGCACCATTCCTTTCTCGGTCAGTGCGGTCACAGTGCCAACGCGGACGATGTTATTCATCCGGGCTTCTAATTGGTTTAGTCGTTGCTCTGTACTCATTCACTCACCCGGTGCGCGTCGATTGATACTGTCCAGCCACCTCTATCGCCGACTCGATGCCGAGCTTTGTCGATCAGGTAGTTGCCGCTGAGCTTGCCGGATCCGATTGCGGTCATAACCAGCCCGGCTGATATACCGCTGTCGCCCATCATATTGATGGTGGCTGTGACCTCGAATCGGTTTGCACTCTCTAATTCTTTTTTTGCCAACGTCCGCGCTTGGTCGATGCTTTCAACGCGCCGATTGATCTCGAGCGTTTGGCCAGTCTTTACCGAGTCCGATGTTTCAGTGTACTCGATGTCGGTTTTCTTCACCGGGTCATGCCAGCGAACCCGGCACGACTTGTATGTGTCGGCGGACTTACTCTCGAAGCTGTACGCTGTGACCAATCCTGCTGTGTTCACGTCGACGGATATTGTTGGGCCTTTCGTGGAATATTGGGACTCGTCCCAAACGACCAGCCGTCCGTCTGTCACCTTAACGCGGTGGTTCAGCTCTTTCCCGAGTCTAGAGAGGAATGCCAGATCGCTTTCGTCATGCTGATCAATGCGCTGGTATGTTGGGATCTCCCCGCCAAACCAGCCGAACTCTAACCCGGCAGCGCTCGCGACTTCGGCACCGATCTTTTTGAGATCAGCGCCTTCCCATGTGCGGGTGCG